CCTGGCTGACTGGGTTGACCCCGCCGATCCCCGCCAAGGGATCGTCTGCCGCGAGCTGATCTACTTCGGGCCGCGCCAGATCCCGCCTGAACCTGCCCGCATTCATGGATCGTTGAGCGTGCTCGCGCCGGTCGAAGTGCACGGCCTGAAGACGAAACAGCCACCCACAAGCGCAGTCCTGTCGGCGATCCGGGCCGGGCTCCTGGTGCGTGCCCGCATGTGGGCCAAGGCCAGCCTGGTCCCAGCCCCAAAGGTCATGCCCGACCAGGTGACGGCGTGAACTTCGAGCTCGAACTCGACCGCCCGGATGTCGTCGCGGCGGCCGGCTTCTGGCTGCGGAACTGGCGCCCGGGAGAGAAGCGCCGCACCCCGCGCCCCGTCGAGGAGAAGCCATGCCTGACGAAACGACAAGCCTCGGCGACCTATCCCTGGGCGAGTTTGCGGCGGGCGAGTTCTCCCTCGTTGAGCTTGAGCTGAGGCATGGACGCCGGCAAGTATCTCTCGATCCGGCTCTCGCAGACGCTCTATGCCGAACTGGTGCGGGCTGCCGCCGAATGCGGCGAGACCGATGACGATGGAGGTTGCACGCCGGCGGAGTTCGCCAAGCAGTGCGTCGAAGTGGTGCTGGCCGAGCGCCGGCTCGATCGCACGATACTCGGCGGAATCGGCAGCGCGTAAGCTGCGCGCCGTGTCCGAATCTAAGGAACTCGGACAATTTTTGATTCTTTTTGCTTAAGCAAACGTGGCAGACATCCTCGAATTCGACCAGGTGCTGAAGCTCCTCGCAGCGGCAAAGGCCGAGTCGGAGGAGGACTGGTTGCTCTTCGCAGTGACCTTCATCCACGCCCTGCGCGCCTCGGAAGCCGTTGCGCTGACGGCAGATAACATCAAGGGCACGCGGCTGAGCGCGAAGCGGCGCAAGGGATCGAAGCCCGTCGACGATGAGCTGCTGGTGAGCAAGAATCCACTCTTAAACGAGCGCGATTCGCTGATTGCTTTGTGTCGCCGGACGCCCGGAAAGCAAAGACTGTTTCCGATCTCGACGCGGACCTTCCAGCGGCGTGTTCACTACTACGGCGCGAACGCCGGACTTCCCGAGGAATGGTGCCATCCGCACACGCTGAAGCATTCCATCCTCGATCATTTGCGCTTGAGCGGCATGGACTTAGCGGAACTTCAGGACCGCAGCGGACATGTCAGCCTGGACTCGCTGCGCGTGTATCTGCATCCGAAAAAAGTGGTCACCGATCGCATGGTGCATGAGCGGTTGCAGGCATTCTAGAAGTTTGCTTTCGTTTGCTTTTTTGCTTTAGTACCTATGCCCCGAGGGGGATCGCGGAAACACCCGGCCGACTGCAAATGCGGGAACTGCCCTCGACTGGGCCGCCCGAAGCAGGAACGTCCCACCAACTCGAACGTCGCTTCGAAGGTTCTCGCTCAGGCCCGCGCGGAAAAGCTTTGGCACTCGATCATCGAACTTGAATGCCGGCGACTGGGCATTGGCAAAACGGGCGAGCTGCTCGTGCGAGTCAACGACAACGGCGTGATCGACGGCCCGGACTACCAGGGCAAATTCTCAATCATCCCGCTGGTCAATACGCTGCGCTACCTCGAGGACCGCGCCTACGGCCGCCCGGTCGACACCGTGAACCACCTGCACGACAAGCCCATCGACGTGAACATGACGCTCTCGCTCGGGGAAGGCATGAAGGTCGCCATGCAGAAAGCAGAAGAACGTGTCCGCAGCCGCCACTAGTGTTGATTACGAGCAGGAGCTGCGCGAGCGCCTGGCCGAGTTCCGCTGGGATCCACTCGGAGCTGTTCTTTTCGGCTTCGCCTGGGGCGAAGGCGAGCTCCAAAACTTCAAAGGCCCGCGCACCTGGCAATGCGAGGAACTCGACCGGCTCGGCCGGCATCTTCAGAATCCCGACACTCGGTACACGGTCTACCGCCGCGCGATCTCTTCTGGCCACGGTACGGGCAAAACCACGCTGGTGGCACTTGTTTCCTGGTGGGCGCAGTCGACGTTTCTCGATGCCATGGCGCGCATCACGGCGAACACCGACCGCCAGCTCACGACGACAACGTCGCCCGAGTTCGCCCGGTGGTTCCGCCGCGCGATCAACGCGCACTGGTTCCAGATTCAGACGTCCTCGATCAAAGCGAACGATCCGGTGCACGAGCAGACCTGGCGACTGGATTTCGTGCCCTGGTCGATCGAGAACTCGCAGGCCTTTGCCGGCAAGCACAACGCGCTGCGCCGCATGCTGTTCGGTTTCGAGGAAGCCAGTCCAATCCCGCAGGAGATCTTTCGCGTAGCGAACGGCGCGCTGACCGATGCCGACACCGAACGCATTTTTCTCGTCATCGGCAACCCAACGCTCAACACGGGGCCGTTCTACGAGGCCTGTTTTGGTACTCAGCGCGATCGCTGGAATCCCCGCATCCTCGACTCGCGCCAGGTCGAAGGCCATGACGCCGAAGAAATCAAAGCCTGGCTCGCGGAATGCGGCGGCGACGAAGACGCCGACTACTTCCGCGTGCGCGCCCGCGGCTTGTTCCCTAAGGGCGCCTCAGGACAATTTATTGACCTTGAAACCATCTCGAACGCCCAGTCGCGACCTGTACGATCTCTGCCGGATGATCCCCTCATTGCGGGCGTGGACTTCGCCTGGGGCGGCGCCGACGACAACGTCATCCGCTTCCGCAAAGGCTCCGACGCGCGCTCGATCCCCCCGCTTAAGGTCAAAGGCGAATTCACCCGCGACCCGGCGGTGATGGCCGGCAAGCTCGCCGACGTGCTCTCGCGCAGCTACAAGCAGGACCGGGTCGCGATGATGTTTGTCGATGGCTCGGGAATCGGGGGCAACGCCGGCGCCGTCGTGGCACGAGTGCGATCGCTCGGCTACGAGAACATCGCGGAAGTAAACTTCGGGCACGACGCGCTCGACTCGATCCACTACTGCTACCGGCGCGATGAGATGTGGGGCCGGATGCGCGACTGGCTAAGGCAAGGCGGCGCGATCGACAACGACCCAGGCCTGGCCGCTGATCTGGCCAAGCCGATGCTGGTCTCCGATCGCGATCTGGGGCGAATCAAGCTGGAGTCGAAGGACCTGATGAAGAAACGTCTACAGAAGTTGGGCGTCGATTCTTCGTCGCCTGATGACGCCGACGCACTCGCACTGACTTTTGCCATGCCGGTAGCGCCGCGCCGGCCGCAAGCGCCTTCCACTCCGAAGCGCCGGCACTCGGCCTGGGGCTAGATCATGATCTCGAACATTTTTGCGCAGCGATTCGGAGGTTTACCGCAGTTCCAGGTGGCTCGGCCGGCGGCGAGCGCTGCCGCTCCGGGAGTCATGCCACCGCCCGCCGTTTCCCAGCAGATGCCGGCCCAGCGACCCATGCTACCGATCGAAGGCGCGCCCGGCAATCCGGCGATTCCCTTCGTGCGCCAGATCGGGCAGCCGGTGAGACTCGCTCCGCCGGCCGCGCCGCAGCCGATGGTTCGCGCCCCGATGAATTTTCTCCGCCAACGCCTAATGAGGTACTAGTACCGTGGCCCAACTTCACGCTCGCAGCCGCAACGCCCTCGCCGCCCGAGTCTTCGGGCTGCCGAAACAGCGTAAGTACCCAATGCCCGATCGATCTCACGCCGCGAACGCGAAGGCTCGCGCCACGCAACAGGTGAAAGCCGGCAACCTCTCGCCGGCGAACGCGGCCAAGATCCGCGCCAAAGCCGACCGAATTCTCGGAAAAGGACACCATTCATGAACACGCAAATCGCACAAACCGTACAGGAAGGCGCTTTCACTGGAACCACCAAGAAGCAGGCGCTGCTCGCCGACTTCAACGTGATCTCGGCCGACCAGGCTCTGCCGGTGAATCTGCCCGGGCGCTCGATCATTACCAAAGCCACCGCCGCAGCCCTGACTCTTGCTGCTCCGGCGAAGGCGGACGACGGAATGCTGGTCGAGTTCATCTCGACCACCGCAGCCGCGCACGTCATCACCGCGACTGGGCTCCTGGCCGATGGCGCAGGCCACACCGACACGCTTACGTTTGCTGCGCAGATCGGCGCCTCCTGCCTGCTGATGGCGTATCAGGGCAAGTGGTACGTGAAGCGCCTGCAGGGCGTGACGGCGGCCTAAGTTTTTCCTCTCCGGCGTCCCCCAAATGCCACCGCAGAGCGCCGGAATGCGCGGGAGCCGCGCTATCACCCAAGCGTCGCGGCTCCCCGCTCTCCTCGATGAATGCTCTCGCACAACGCGCCGGCGCCAGGCCGAAGCCGAAAGCGGGAGTCATCCACGGCGAGGCCTCGACCGGTTACGAAGACGGCCAACTCGGCGAATTCGAGTGCGAGAACTGTTCGTTTTTCGACGCGGACTCCTCGAGCTGCGGCCAACCAACGATGATGGCGAAGTCGAAGCAGCCCAAACTCGACAGCGGGCGCGTGGAAGTCGATCCCGAGGGCTGCTGCGAGTTTGTAGATCGCATCGGCAAAGTCGAGGAGCACGAAGCGGAGGAACTGAGCGAGTGAAGTACATCATCCGCAAATACGTTGAAGCAAGCAGCGCCGCCGAAGCGCTGAAGCTCGACCGCAAAACTCCGGTGCACGATCTCTATCTGAAAGAAGGCGAAGAGCCGAGAGGATCGAAGGTGACGCTGGCCGCCGGTTTTATCGTTCCACTCGAAGCGGAGGAGGAATCCTGATGCCCTGGACGCCGCGCCAGAAACGCTATCTGCTTTCGTCCGGCTCGCCGCTC